AATCTCAAGACAAAGTAAATAAAAAAATAACCAAAAGTCAATTTGTTAGGTTAGAACAAGAAGAAGAATTACAAAAGAAATTAGCTCAAATAAAGTTTGATGAATATAAAGAAAGAGAATTAGCAAGAGCTAATGCAATAAAAGACCCAAAAGACAGAAAAAAAGCAATAGAAAAAGCAAATGAAGCTATAGCAAGGTCACAAACTTCTTTATCTCAATATGAAATACAATTAACAAAAGAAACGTATAATAAAAAAACTCAGATAATAGAAGATGCTTTACTTAAGCAATTTCATTTAGCTGTACAATTAAACGCAAAAGAAAGAGAAACTATATTGAGCTTTGAAGCTTCAATGGCTACTAACGAACTAGATAAAATAGATGCTGAAAAAAGATTAGAAGAAGAAAAATTAACAAACAAACTTAATGCTCTTGAGATAGAAAAACAAAAAAGAATAGAAAATGGAGAGTTATATGGAGATATTTTAACAAAAGAGCAACAGGCTGTAAATGCTTCAGAAAGACAAAAGACTAAATTTAAAGAGAAAGAAGAGAAAACAAAACTTGCAATAGCTAATCAAGTAAGTCAAGCTATTATTGGAATTGCTGGAGAAGGTTCTGCTGTAGGTAAAGCAGTCGCAGTTGCTATGGCTATAATGAACACAAAAGAAGCTATTACTGCTGCATTAGGAGCCAAACCTTATGGTCCTTGGAATATTGCACAAGCAGTTGCTACTGGTGTGTTTGGTATGCAACAAGTAAGAGAAATAATGTCTACTAAACTTCCTGTTGGAGCTGATGCAGGAACTGGTAGTGCAGGAGCATCTATGTCTGTCTCTGCCCCAGACTTCAATGTAGTAGGTCAAGGTGCAGGTAGTCAGTTAGCTGGTGTTGTTGGTGCTAGATTTGGAGAACCAATTAAAGCTTATGTATTAAGTGCTGATGTTACTTCTGCACAAGAAATGGATAGAAAGATAGATTCAACAGCTACAATAGGATAAATAAAACAAAATACAAATATAAAAGTTACCATATTATGAAAACAATAGAACTATATATTGATGAAGAGAACGAGTTTAGTGGAATAGAAGCTATAAGCGTTGTCGAGAATCCAGCAATAGAAGAAGATTTTATTGCACTAAAGAAACAACAAGTACAACTTGCTGAAGTAGATAAAGAGAAAAGAATCCTTATGGGAGCTGCTCTTGTACCTAACAAAAAGATATACAGAACTAATGGAGAAGACGAATACAATATATTCTTTAGTGAAGATACAGTAAGAAAAGCATCTGAATTATTCTTATCAAGAGGCAAACAAAATAACTCAACTTTAGAACATGACGTTAAACTCAATGGGTTGTCTGTTGTAGAATCTTGGATTATAGAAGACAAGAAAAAAGACAAGTCAAAAAAGTATGGTTTTGATTTACCAATAGGAACTTGGATGGTTTCTGTAAAGGTAAACAATGATGAAATATGGAATGACTTTGTAAAAGAAGGTAAAGTAAAAGGATTCTCTATAGAAGGCTTCTTTGCTGATAAATTAGATGATAGACCAAGAGAAAGTGTAGAAGAAGACTTTGATGAAATGGAAGCTTTGTCTAAGTTATATGAAATGGAAGAAGCGTTCTTAGATTCACAAGAAGTAGAATTAGAATCTTATAATGATTATCCGCAAGGTGCAGTAAACAATGCAAAGAGAGCTTTAAAGTACAAAGAAGAAAATGGCAGTTCTTGTGGAACTTCCGTAGGTTGGAGAAGAGCTTCACAGTTAGCTAATAAACAAAAAATTACAAGGTCCACGATTGCTAGGATGGCTTCATTTAAAAGACATCAACAAAATAAAGATGTGCCTTACACAGAAGGATGTGGAGGAATAATGTGGGATGCTTGGGGAGGTAGTGCTGGTGTTAACTGGGCTATATCTAAACTTAAAAGAATAGATAAGAAAGTAAACAATTCAGTTACTGCTTTATATTCTGAAGTTATTAATGATGACTATGCTATTATAGATGATAGATTAGCATACTCTTCTGAAGAGAAAGCATTAGAAATGGCTAAAGATTTAGGATGTGAATTAATACACGAACATGAGTATGAAGGAAAGATGTGGTATATGCCTTGTGAATCACATTCAGTAGAAGCAGGGGCTACTACTAAGAGTCCTTGTTGGGATGGCTATGAACAAAAAGGTTATCAGATTATAGATGGTAAAAGAAGACCTAATTGTGTTAAAAAGAAATAATGAGAAGAAAGTATAAAAAAACACCAAGCAGAACAAGCCCTCGTTCTTCAAGAAGAGGTTGTTTGTGTAAAGACGGGACTTACTCAAGAAAATGTTGTGATGGTTCTTTACAGGCTCAAGGTATAGGCTCTTTAGTTGGAGAAGATTTATTGCTTACTGAATCAGGAGCTTATTTACAACAAGAAAACGGTAATAATATAAAAGTATAAAAAATGGCAAAAAAAATATCACAATTAAATGCAATAACAACTATACAAGAAGATGATTTACTTGCTGTAGTAGAAGGAAGCGAAACTAAAAAAGCTGAAGTATATCAATTAGAGAATTATTTAATTCCTACTAATATTACTATGAGTGATGGTTCTACTGTTAACTTATCAGATTCAACTTATCATAAATCTATGCTTATTAAATTAACTTGGTCTGGTGGAGCAGGTAATGCAACATTAAATTTACCTCCAGCAGCAGACAATACAAATAGATTAATGAGGTTTATTTCTAATGGAGGATTCGCAGTTTCAACAAGAGTAAACTTAACTCCTACAGGTTCCGATACTTTAGACGGCTCTACAGATGCTTATGTCATAAACATAACTTATGAAGGTATACAAGTATGGTCGGATGGTGCTGAGTGGTTTGTAATACAAAAGAAAGCATAAAAATACAACAGAAAGAAAGGCTTGAAGTTATCAAGTTATACTATTAATTTAAATCAATAATATATGAAAGCTACCGACATCGTAGACAAATTTAAGAAAATCTTACTATCTGAGACTGAAGAAAAAGTCGAAGAGATAGAAGTACAAGAAGATGTACAATTAGCTGAAGAAGTTATCGAAGAAGTAAAGGATGAAGTTTCTGATGAAATTCCTGTAGAGGAAATTGAAAAAGAAGATTTATACGCTACTAAAGAAGAACTTTCTAAAGCTATTGCTGAAGTAAAAGCAATGTACGACCAATTAATGGAATCAATGAGTGACGAAAAGTCTCCTGAAGTTCCTGAAGAATTGAGTTCTGAAGAAGTATCAGAAGAAAGTGAAGTAGAATTATCTTCACAGGAAGCAGAAGTAGAGCCTATTGCTCATTCTCCTGAATCCAACGTAGAAAAAAACAATGTTCATTTATATGGTCAAAATAGACCACAAACAATAATGGATAGAGTACTAAACAAAATATCATAATAAAACCAAAACTAAAATAATAAAAAATGGCTACTACAACTTCAATTACAAGTACTTATGCTGGAGAATTTGCTGGAAAGTATATTTCTGCTGCATTATTATCTGGTTCTACTATAGAAAATGGTGGGATTTCAGTAAAACCTAATGTAAAATTTAAGGAAGTAATCAAGAAAGTCGCTACAAGCGGACTTATTGCTAATGCTTCTTGTGATTTTGCTGACACAGGTTCAGTAACATTAACAGAAAGAATCCTTCAACCAGAAGAGTTCCAAGTTAATATTGAACTATGTAAAAAAGACTTCCGTTCTGACTGGGAAGCTGTACAAATGGGATATTCTTCATTTGACAAATTACCTCCAAAATTCAGTGATTTCTTAATAAGCCACGTTGCTGCTAAAGTTGCTGAGAAAACTGAGCAAAATATCTGGCAAGGTGTTAACGCTAACGCTGGTGAATTTGATGGATTCTCTACTTTATTAGCTGCTGATTCTGATGTTATAGATGTAACTGGTTCTGCAATTACTTCTGCTAACGTAATTTCTGAATTAGGTTCTATCGTAGATGCAATTCCTTCTTCTTTATACGGACAAGAAGATATGTATGTATATGTATCACAAAACATTGCTAGAGCTTATGTAAGAGCTTTAGGTGGGTTTGGAGCTTCTGGATTAGGTGCTGCTGGTACAAACTCTCAAGGAACTCAATGGTGGAACAATGGTTCATTAAGCTTTGATGGTGTAAAACTATTTGTTGCTAATGGATTAGCTGATGACACTGCTGTTGCTGCTGAAAAATCTAACTTATACTTTGGAACAGGTCTTTTATCTGACCATAACGAAGTTAAAGTTATCGATATGGGTGACTTAGATGGTTCTCAAAATGTAAGAGTAATCATGAGGTTTACAAGTGGAGTTCAATACGGAATCGGAGGAGATATCGTATACAGAGTAAACGCTTAATAATAATTAAATAAAGGGTGGGTTTAACCACTCACCCTTTTAATACTAACTTTTAAAAACTAATAATATGTCTTGTAATTTATCACTATATAGAACAGAACCTTGTAAAGACAGTGTTGGTGGGTTAGATAAAGTTTACTTCGTCAATTATGACAGTTCATTGTATTCAAACATTACGTTTGATACAACTAACACAGATGCTATAGAGTCAATTACTGGCTCTCCATCTGCATACGAATATGACATTAAGGGAACTTCTTCTTTCACTCAAAACATTCAAGCAAGTAGAGAAAATGGAACTACTGCTTTTGAACAAGTTCTTGAGCTTACTTTACACAAGTTAACTATTGCTGACCATAAAGAATTAAAGTTACTATCTTTTAATAGACCTCACGTTATTATAAAAGACAATAATGGAAATTACTTTTTATCTGGCATAGAGCATGGTATGGATGTTTCTGGTGGTACTATCGTAACAGGTGGTGCTATGGGAGACTTAAGTGGATACACTTTAACTTTAACAGGAATGGAAAAAGCTCCAGCTAACTTTATGGAGTCTGACCCTGCTACTGTTGGATTTACTGTTGTAAATTCTTAAACATAGTACACTCTTAAACATAGTAGATATAAAGCCCTTTAATTAGGGCTTTTTCTATATAAAACAAAATCAACACTTTTCAGTTATCTTATTATGATAAGATTACTGCCTAACTCAAATACACAAACTATTAAAGTAATTACCAGAAAAGGATTAAGTGGCTCTCTTTCTTTAAAAATAACAGAAGATGGCACTAACATAAGTGAAACAATTACTGACTCGAATATGTCAACTAATGGTAATTTTTCTGACATACAATTCGCTTCTACAATATTAAAAGAAAACAGTTTATATTTTTTAGAATTTACTTTAGGTGGAGATTTATTTTATAGAGATAAAGCTTATGTAACTTCTCAGACAAATGATGAAGTCATACACACATTAAATCAAAACAAGTACACTCAATATGGAGCAGGTACTGAAGACGAATACATAGTAATATAATATGGAAAATAAAAATATTAGAGTAGTCAACTTATCTGGTTATGAAATACCAGAAATAAAAGAAGTCTACGGAAAAGACTGGGTTCAATACGGAGATAACAACGATTACTTTGATGAACTTATAGATAAATACTTAGGAAGTCCTACAAATGCTAGATGTATAAATGGTATTGTAGATATGATTTATGGTAGGGGATTAGAAGCTACAGACAGTGAAATAAAGCCTGAGATGTATGCCAAAATGAAAATGCTCTTAAAACAAAAGGATTTAAGGCGTGTTGTAAACGATTATAAGATGTTAGGTCAATCTGCTGTTCAAGTGGTCTATAACAAGCAGAAAACAGCCATTGTGAAGGTGTTACACTTTCCTATGGAGACTCTTAGAGCGGAAAAAGCTAAAAAAGGTCAAATAGAGGCTTATTACTACCATCCTAAGTGGTGTGATATAAAACCTAGCGATAAACCTAAAAGAATACCTTCTTTTGGTAATGGTTCTAAAAGAGAAGTTATAGAAATATATGTATTCAAGCCATATAGGTCAGGATTCTATTATTATTCTCCAGTAGATTATCAATCTTGTTTACAATATGCAGAACTAGAAGAAGAAGTAAGCAATTACCATATAAACAACATAAAGAATGGATTACAACCTTCTTTATTAATAAACTTTAATAATGGAGTACCTAACGAAGAAACTCAAGAGCTTATTGAACACAAAATATATGATAAGTTTAGTGGCTCTTCAAATGCAGGTAAATTCATACTTACTTTTAATGAGTCTACAGAAACTCAAGCAGATTTACAACCTATTCACTTACCAGATGCTCATGCACAGTATCAGTTCTTGGCTGACGAAAGCAGAGAAAAAATAATGCTTGGTCATGGTATTGTTTCTCCTATATTATTAGGTATAAAGGATAATACAGGGTTTGGAAACAATGCAGAAGAACTTAGAACTGCCTCTATCCTTATGGATAATATAGTAATCAGACCATTCCAACAAAATATTATAGATGGTTTAGATGAAATACTTGCATTTAACAAAATATACTTAAGCTTATACTTTGTAACTTTACAACCAATAGAATTTACAGAATTAGATAACATTTCTACTAAAGTTAAGAGAGAAGAAGAAACAGGAGAGAAATTAAGCTCACAAGAAGAATTAGATTTATCAGATGAAGGTGCAGAAGACCTATACACTCAACTAGAAGTGTTAGGAGAGGTTGTTTCTGATGAATGGGAGCTTGTACATAGTGAAGTAGTAAAAGATGATAATGAAGAGTTTGATTTAACTAAATTAAGTGTATCAGAAGACGATGCTAAACCTAATAAGAGGTCAAGTCAAGATAATTCTGGATATAAAATAAGATATTCTTATGGTCCAGTAAGAAACTCTGATAAAAGCAGAGTGTTTTGTAGACAAATGGAGTCTCTTACAAGTAAAAACTTAGTATTTAGAAAAGAAGACATTACTCTTATGTCTTTTAAAGGTTTAAATAGTGAATTAGGGCATAATAAGAAAAGATACAACCTCTTTAAATTTAAAGGAGGTAAAAACTGTCACCATTTCTGGGAAAGAAGAGTATATAAAAAGAAAGTAACACCAAATGCCGAAGTTGAAGCTTCAGATGCTGTAAAAGATGGCTTTAAGGAACCAAATAATCCTCAAGAAGTC